GTTTTTCTAAAGATACCTCAGATAGAGACTGATCATTTACATAAAAATTAAATGCAGTACATCCTGTTACTTCTTCAAATAAATATTTAGTGTTTTTCATGATATTGAATAATTTCTTTTTCTACGATTTGTTCCAGTTTTTGCATGTCTAATTTACTTTGGTCTTGTATATAATAACTAAAAACAAAAGCAGATAGTATCAATACAAGAATAACTAAAAAGAATAGGATTTTTTCAAGAATTGGTGTTATATTCTTCATACATTTTAATAGCATCTACTGTTTCGTTATATAAACTCTCTCCTACTATCATGATTGGTTTATTTTCTGTAACTGCATTTAAATGTAGAACAACTCCGTAAAGTCTTCTTGCCACTTCTTCTAGTTTTTGATTCAACTCTCCGACTGGCTCACAACAATAACAAGATCCTTGAAAACCTTCTATAAAGTTTTCTTTTTGTTTTTGTACAAGAATCTTACCATATCTTTCAATGGCTTCAATTGTATATGGATCAAGTTTTTCTAAGCACCCATCAGCAGACAATCCACTTTCATAAAATGCAGATTCTTCAAGCTGTTCCAAGTTCTTCGCGGTCGTCATTTTTTTCTCCCTTTGCGTCTTTTTCTTTCCAGTATGCTTCGGTTGATTCATTACAAGCAACATAACCATCTTTTCGAGCTTGCTCATAGCACAGAGTTCTATACCAACCTCCACGCTTACAAGGTTCTCCATGATTACCAGTAACTTCGCAAGTTCTGGCGGACTCTGCTTCTGCTTGATTAATAATGTCATCTATAATATTGTTTTCAATACTATTTGCACCATAGACACTTACGTAGAATCTTAATGTCCCGTACTTTTCCTTAATAGTCGTAGAAATAACCTGCACTTCTCTATCATCTGTTGAACAAAGATCGCAAAAATATTGAAGTTTCTCCATGCATTTATCTAGAAGATTATACCAGCCATCCTCGTGTTGGCAGCCAAAATATAAAGCTGTTTGCATAATATCTCCTTTATAATCTCTTAGGATTTTAGGATACTTTTTTACGAGTTGGATTTCTAGTTTTTCATTCATATATCCAATATTAATATATTTTTGAAAGAAGTCAATAGAAAAATACAATGTATAGGATAAATAATTATATGACCAAATTAAATAATACGGAACGCGAAGAGTTTATATGTCAAGCATACCTTAACAGGACGCACACGACAACACAGCTTCAACAAGAATTTAGAATATATCCAAATGAAATATACAAAGTGTTAAAGAAAAACAATATAGAACTCAGAGGTGCAAATTTACCAAAAGAAAAAGCATTAAAAATTTGCGAAGAATACAAAAGCGGAAAAAGCTTCAAAAAAGTATGCAAAGATTTGAATGTAGCTGAATCTACAGTGATAAAAATTTTAAAAAAATATAAGGTAGAAACGAGAAAAGACGCAGGACAATTTTCAAGAGTCTACAATTTAGACGAAACGATATTAAAAAATATAGATACCTTTGAAAAGGCTCAATTTTTAGGGTTGATATACTCGGATGGATCTTTATCTAAATACAATAAAAATATATCAATTAGGTTAAGAGAAGATGATAAAAACTACTTGGATGATTGGAGAATTAATTTTCTAAAATCTAATAAACCAATGAATTATACATTCAAACCTATAACAATAAGCCCACTTAATAAAAAAGAATATAAAAATACTTATGGAGCATTCATTCTTGATATTTCATCCATAAACGTATACAAAGATGCATTAAAATTGGGATTGTGTCCAAACAAAACTAAAGCAAACCTACCAATGCCAAACATTCCGGAAGAACTAAAAATAGCATTTATTTTAGGATTATTTGAAGGAGATGGAACTGTGGCGTATTGTTTAAGCAATAGAAGCCGATATTTTTCCATAGCTTGTCAGGAAAATATGGGATTAGATATCAAAAAATACTTTGACTCTATTGGATTGTTTTCTTCTTTCTATAAAAGAAAATATATATGTACAGTATCAATCAAAAGAAAGGAAGATCTTAAAAAACTTTATAATTTGCTCTATCAAGATGCATCAATATACATGAAAAGAAAGAAGAAAAGATTTGAGGAAGCTTTAGATGCTTTTTAATGTCAAGACTATTCTTCCCAACACCAATTTTTATAGTCCCAGTGCCGTGAGTCGTAAATTCTCAAACCAGCTTCAAAACCCAAAAAATTTAAATTTATACTCAAACCGCCATGATCTTTTGCGATTGGAAAAAAATCTAATTCAAATTGAAAGATGTTGTATCCTGAATAACATGTTTCAAATTCTAGATTTTTATATTTGGAAAGTTGTTTATAAAATGAAAAATACTTTTCAAATTTTTTTCTTGGTTTACAAAAGTTTCTTAATGTTATATTAAAATACATCAATATATATTAGCTTATTTTATGAGAATGTCAATAAAAAACCCTATCTGAAGGTTTGAACTCCAGATAGGGAATATTATGTTTTATTACCGAAATGTTAGATGTTTACTAATCTTTCCTCGAATTGTTTAAAGTCAGGAAGATCAAGAATAACTTCATCCAAGTTGAATGTGATGTCGTTATTTTCATCTACTTCCATGTCTTCTACAAGGGGAAGAATTCTTTCACATCTTCCAGAGTTGATGATGTCAATGTATTTAGCATCGATATCATTTTGGAGTTGGATATATTGTTCTTTTGTTGATTTGAATGTTTTCATAAATTTTAGAATAAGTTGTATTTAGCGTTCAAGTAGTTGATAACCTGTGTTTTTTGTTCGGTTGTATGAGCACCTTCGAAGAAAAGGATTTCTTTTATATTTACATACATTCCGGTTCCGGAAGATGTCCCCGCATAAAAAGAAGGGCTTGCTATAAAATTTGTGCCTAATCCGGTAATGTTTTGCTCTGAGGAATTATTTACACTAATTTTACCTGTTCCTGAAGAATTAAATGATGCGCATACAATATGTTGTTCTGTAAATACCTGTATATTACTATACTTTTGCTGGGCGGCAGTACCACCTTGGGATAAACCATACTGATTCGTTCCACCATAAATTAATGCACCTCTTCTTACCCCAGCTGAACTAGAAGAACCACTTGCTAACACAGGAGCATAAGAGCTTTGATTAAAAGCGACCATATAATATGTTCTTTGTGCTGAAGAATTAGCGGTACTTGCATATAAAGAATCGGAAGTAAATTCTATATATTTTTTATTGTCATCTGTGACTTTGAGCTTTGGTTGTAAAGATAAATTTCCTTGACTAAAGTGACCACCATAAGGATTTGATAAAGCTTTTGCTTTATTTCTCCACTTTGTAATAGTACCATTTATACTTGCTGCGTTTGAACTTACAGTAGCTGTTCTTGTTGCCGAATTACCAGAACCCCAATTTGCTTGCCATGCGTAATCTGTATTACCTGTTGCTGTAATCTGGCCATCATAACTTGGAGTTATAATGTCTCCAGTATCCGGATCAACGTCTGCGTCTGTGTGATAAGTTAAGCACCAAGCTGATCCGTTCCATGCTATAGTGCCGTATGTAGTTATACCGTAATTAGAGGTAACATATGTATACTCAGGTTTGCTGTTTATAGTATTAGGTGTCATTGTCATCCCTGTAGAGAAATTCCCTAAGCCTTCAAGATATGCAAAAGCGATAGTAAATGACGCTGTAGAATCTACAAAGTCATTTCCATTCGTACCATACACTCCTTCTGTTGCGTCATACCAGCCCATCAAACCAGTAATTTGATCAGGAGAAAATGGTGTTAAAGAAGTATCGTTTACGGTTACAGAATCAAAGTCTGCTACGTTATCAAGTGTTAACGTAGCTGTTTCAGCACCTTCTGTCAATTGATCAGCTGTTGCTGTAATGGTGACTGTTGCAGTGTTGTTATTAACTGTGAAGTTACCTGTTAATGATCCGCTTGTTATATCAGCAGCAGAAATGCCAGTGATTGTATAAGGGACTTCTGTTCCGTTTGCTACATTTGTCGTTGTGAGAGTAAAAGTAACAGAGGCTCCTTCGTCTACAGAACTTACGCTTTTTTCGATAGAATAAGTTGGTTCTGGTTCCGATAAAGTAAATAAGGTTTTGCCTTGAATTTTAGTGTTTCCGAACAGTTTAATGTTTGCCATAATATTTTAAAAATTGTTTAGTTGTCTGCGTACTTTATGTACACTATTACTTATTCTTTTGAGAATCTTTTTTTTGAGATTACTTTATAAATTCTGCAAAATAAACGTCTCTATCTTCTAGTCTAACTCTAACTGCTTCTTTTGCAATCTGTAGAGGATTGTCCTTAAATGCACGAACTCTATAACTGCCCCAAAAGTCATATGTCCAGAGTTTATTTTGTCCTTTTGGGTACATATAAGCAACTATTGCATGACCGTTACGTTTTTGAGTTTTTTTATCGATCCATTCATACCTAAGAACTTCTGACCAAACATCATATTTTTGCAGACCTTCACGAAAAGCAATTGCTGTGGGAAGACAGGCATTTTTTTGATTTGCCATCCAAGCTTCTGTGTTTTTGGGGGTAGCTGTGCAAGATATCAAAAAAGATCCGATTAGTGCTAGTAGTGTGTTTTTCATATTAAATAATTATCTTGATATAAGGATTGCTTTGGTTTTTAGTAATTCTGCTTCCCTACAATCGTCGTATTCCCCATAATACCACTCTCTTTTAAATGGCCCACAAACTTCTATTTGTTTTGTTCCAATCGGAACAGCATACCCACCTTCGTAACCATCTACGAGTACAAGTGTTTCTGGATCCAGTTTTTGTAATACTTCAATTAGTTCTTTAACTTTCATAATTTTGATTTATAAGTTTTGTCCACTGTTCTTTTGTTATTATTTTACCATCTAAAACAGAAAATACAAATGAAGAATTTTCCTTAAAGTTTCTTTTAATCATTAGTGCTTGATCTTTTCTTGTCTTTACTGTTCGGATATCATGAACTACTTCAAGGATGTGGTCAATATATTTTTTAGATTTTTCTCCCGCATCACAAATTTTTTCTAGCTCGTCCTTTAATTGAACGGCAATTTCAAAATCAAATTCCGTTTCGATTATTTTATAAAAATTATCACGAGAAGGCATCTCTTTTTCTATATAAAATTCTATTAGATTTTTTTCATTACTCAGGGTTGATTTGATGCGATGAAGAATGAGATATCTATCAGATTTGGTTTTTTTAAGAATTTGTCCGTTATTGCTGTAAATTACAATTCCTTCTCCCTTTTTCCATTGATTAACCGATTCAATCATTGAAGATAGTGAATTAAATTGATAACGAATAGGTCTTTCTATTTTCCAATCGGTAGCAAATACATCTAAGTCTTTTTGTAATACATAAGAATAATCACTATGCTTTATTATTCCAGTAAGCCAAAGAGTTGGTTCTTCTGCTTCTCTTTCAACGATAACATTTTTTGGAGAATACCATTCACAAACAATCGAATACTCTTCACTATTTAAAATATCATTATCAAAAACTAAAGGATATTTTTGCTTCAAAAAAGGAATTTCGTCTCCGTTATCTAAGATAGTTGCATCATGAGTTCCTCTTGTTCTAATAATTAATTCTCTTTTAAATTTTGAAATAATCAGAGTTGATCCATCTAACTTGTGAATAAACTCAATATCTGAATCAATATCAAGCGGTTCAAAATCTAATTGCTGACCTAAATTCATAAATTTTTTCCATGATGCACTAACAAGCTCTCCGTTTTTAGTCCAAATAGAGGAACGGAATATTTTATTCTCATCACTCCATTTGATATCATGTTTAATCGGAAATACAAGTTTACAATCAGTATTTGCAATAACACAATCCCTAACGCAAAATTCTTCTCCTGTAGGAAGATTAACTTTCATCTAATAATACTATTTTAAAACAACCATCAACCAGTAATAAAAAATTGATGCTAGAAGAAAGGTTGTTGCGGCTAAAATGTTTTTTGTTCTATTTTTCATTTCTTCGATAATTCCTCCAATTGGCCCTATGTTTTAAAATCCAATCAATTAGAGCAGCACTATAACCAATATCATAGCCTTTCTTCTCACTCTCTAACCATTTATGTTTCATCACTTCTTCCTTTTCTTCTACAAATTCCCTATAAATCGAGGAATTATAAAAAGAAAATTCAGCAGCTACGACTGTTTCTTTCACTATACTACTTATCTTTTTAAAAATCATAACTCGATGTTCCCCCAAATTTCATTAATATCTAAAAGTTTATGTACGCACCCATTCACTCTTTCGGTCCAAGAACTATGAAAGTGTCCATATAGATGGAGTCTTGGTTTACATAGTTTGCAAATTTCGTCCATAATTGCTCTTTCATCTGTGAGGTCTTCAATCAAATAAGCATCTTCTCTTGCCCAACCATAGACCATTTCATTAAACTGTTGTGGAAAACACCAAGTTGGAGCGGTATGGGTTACAAGAATATCTACTTCTTTGCACTTATCTCTATCAAATTTGACAGCTTCATCTTCCCAATACGAAATGCCTTCTTTTCTGGCAGTTCTGTCAATAGAAACAGCACCACCAATAAATTGAATTGTTTTACCATTGTATTCTGCAACAGTATAATCTTCAAACAATTCAAAATTACTTAACGAAACTCTGTTAAGTCCTTGAAAATGAGATGGGTCATCATGGTTTCCCCTGGTAGCCATAAAGATAATATTTCTGTCTTTAAACTCCATATTAAGCCATTTATTATTTTTTTCTTGAGTTTTTTTATCAGCGAACCCAATACCAGAATCTCCGACACTAATCAAATAGCAATCACTTATTTTTTTAGTATCT